GCCAGCTGTATGGGTTTATTTACCGGTGGTTTGGGTATGCTCGGTGGAGGATTGTTTTGAGGGGTACTCTGAAGCCTTCTTTGGTGTTTTACATATCGTATCACCACAATGATCCCTGTTCTGATAGATAGAATTGATGGATGTTGAAATTTCGTTACACGACTTCAAATTCCAACGTCCCAATAGAGGTTTATCCACTTTAATAAAAAGTTCTAAGACTTTCTTGAACATTATCTATAATGAGAGGGTTATCTTAAAGTAATCATTTTTAAACAGCATTGGTACTGTGCATTTTAAAAATGAGTTTTATTTTTTAATTATTTACTAAAATACCGTGTATGGGCATTTAGTTGGAGAAAGCGAGGCCACCCATACCAGACTGGATGCGGAGGACGTTGTAGTTCACAGCGAACATGTGCATCGCGGTGGCGGTGGTCGCGTTAGCAACAACCTGGACCTGCGCGTTATCGATACGGGAGAAGTTGCAAGTGCCGGTAGGCTGGTGCTCCTCGGGCTTGAGNGCGAAAGAGTACGAGTAGACACCGGCGTAGGGGGAGCCGGAGTGATGGTTGTAGGCCTGGACCTGGTTGAAGTACTTGCCCTTCTGCTCCTTGAAACGGTCCTGACCGTTGAGGATGACCTTGAAGGTGGAGAGGGGACCCGCCTCCTCCTCAGTGAAGGGCGCAGTACCACCGACGGTACCGCACGCGAGGAGGGGCGAACCAGAGTACGAAGTGGGGACGAAGCAGTTGGCCAGAGTGTCGTGGGGGTCGGAATCAAGCTTGATCTCGGTGACAAGGTTCTTGGAGGTGAAGTTCCAAAGGGAAGACTTGGCCGCGGTGTTGGAGAAGCACCACACCAATTCCTTGACGGGGTGATTGTACGAGAGGCGGACCTGCTTGGTACCATCGGAGGTAATAGTGTCAGTGCCGGTGTGCTGAACCTGCTCAATGAGGTACTCGTGGCCCTTCTGCGCAAATCGGCGACGCTCCTCGGTGTCAAGGTACACGTAGTTAGCCCAGACCTTGAAGACGTTCTTGTTAAGGAAGGTCTCCATGTCGGAAGCCAAATCGAAATCAATACGGACCTCGTGGTACTGCAGGGCAATTAGTGGGAGGGCAAGTCCGGGATTCCTGTTAAAGAAGAAAATAAGGGGGAGGTAGACAGTCTTGCTGTCAGCCGCAGTGGTCATCTTACCCCAAGTGGCCTTCTTGGCCTCATCGAGGTAGAGCTCGGAGTAAAGCCTCCACCACTTCTGGTAGTGCTTGTCAACACGCTGGCCACCAATTGATAATTCTACGTTGTTGATCGCACGCTCAGCGACCCAGTTACAGTCACCAGCCTCGGCAGTGACGGTAGACGCGATGTCAGACTCGAGTTCGAGGTACATCTCAGAAACGAGATCACCGTTACGGGCNACGGTGACGGAGACGCGNCCGGAGTTGGCGGCAGTACCGTTNACGGTCTGCTCGATGTTCTCCATCGCGAAGTTAGTGTGGCGCTTGTATTTGGCCTGNNAGAAAGTTACCTCAGGGTTACCNGTAAGGTAGACATCCTGGGCACCGTAAGCGACGAGTTGCATAAGACCNCCNGCCATTTTGAGAGTTGTTGTACTATANGCAGAGAAAATAATTNTGGGTAAATGTGCGAAATTTCGCNNTCNANTTTTTCTNNGTCTAANTCAAATGTCNANACAGCCTGAAGAAATTGANGANGGTGAAATCGTNNCCGTACCNAATATGAGACCGAGGATGAGATATCGGTAGATGACCAGGAAATTCTCGAGGACCTTGAGGACCTTGAGGACGATGAGACTGACATCATAGGTTTGATGACTTCTCTCATGGCAACACAGGATGGTGACACCGTATGTTCAGCTCTCGTCGAGATTTCTAACCAAATGCAGGTACAGAATAAAATCCTTATAAAGATTCTTGCCAAGCTTCAAGATTAAAAATTTAGTTAAAAGAAAAATTCATAGTAAGAGTAAGCATGGAAGACACTCACTTCATCGATAAGGAACCGAATAGGTATGAAGCACTGGCCGAGCTACAAAAAGAGCAAATCCAATCGATGAATGAGGACCAAATAATTGAAATCGTGAGGAAGTTTGAAATCTTCTGGGATCTTCAGACTGAAGATTATAGGAATGCGCGTGAGTTGGGGTACAGGCAATTCATCCACGCTGATAATTGGGACAGTAACAATAACCCTATCCCAGGGAGAATTGATATTCTGGCTATTAAGGGAATCCGCGAACGACAGCGTCGTTTTATCATTGACTTGAAGAATCGGGTCAGGGATCTCAAGATAGAATCTCATGATGTAAATGGTGATGGAATCACGTTATGGAAGCGAGTCAACAACGTCGTCAAACAACTGAAAGACGGTTATGAAAATATCAGACGCCATTTCATAGCATACGAGCGTGTTGTCAACCCAATGGCAGTGCCACAGGTATCCTCAAGTTCTGACCCTTCCACCATGGACGAAGATGAGATTGATGATTGTTCCCCGTATCAAAAGTGTCTCCTCTATACACTCGACGAAGCGTATAAATCTGGGTACCGACGATACAAAGACTTTTGCTGTGAAGAAATCAAGACCATCGATGGGTACTGCACTCGGGCATGGATTGCGAAGCAGGAAATCCAGACTTTTGTCCGTAACATCGCACCGAAAGATGATGAATTCTCAAACTGGAAAAACTTTACGAGTAGAGGGACGGTATACAGAGATGTGATTGATTATATTTCAAAGTGTATCGATCCCCAATTCCCCGAGATTGAAAAGAGGCGTCATGTATGGTCATTTAAGAATGGCGTTTTTGTTGGAAAGGAATGGATTCCGGATCGTGGAGTTTATGATTCTCGCTTTTACCCCTACGATAGTAAGGAGTTTAGGTGCCTCGACCCAACTATCATCTCCTGTAAGTATTTCGATCAGCAGTTTGATGACTTTTCCCATATCGAAAACTGGCAAGATATCCCCACACCACACTTTGATAAGGTTTTACATTACCAAAAGTTTGAGCCCGAAGTCTGTAACTGGGCTTATGTTATGGGTGGACGCCTCTGCTATGATGTTGGTGACCTGGATTCTTGGCAAGTCATTCCATTTTTCAAGGGTATCGCGAGGTCTGGTAAATCGACACTCATTAACAATGTTTTCAAGCGTTTTTATGAAAGTCAGGACGTAGGCACACTCGGAAANAACATTGAGAGGAAATTCGGTCTGTCAGCCCTGAAAGACAGTTTCATGTTCATCGCACCCGAGATTAAGGGTGACCTCGCACTAGAACAGGCTGAGTTTCAGTCTATCGTATCAGGTGAGAGGGTTTCGATCGCAGTCAAGAACAAAATAGCGGTTTCACTCGATTGGAAGGTACCAGGAGTACTTGGCGGAAATGAAATTCCAAACTGGAAAGATAACTCCGGTTCAGTACTGCGTCGTATTCTCCCATGGAACTTTACTAAACAAGTTCAAGAAGCAGATCCAAACCTTGAAAAGAAATTGGAGAAGGAGCTCCCCATCATTCTACTCAAATGTGTGCGCGGATACCTAGATTATTCCAATAAATTCAGTGACAGGGATATTTGGAATGTGGTGCCTAACTATTTCAAGCTCATCCAAAAGCAAGTGGCGATGGTTGCGAGTACCCTCACAAACTTCCTCGAGTCTACGAATATTGAGTTCGGTGAAGATATGTTTGTACCCCAAAAGCTATTTGTGCAAGTGTTCAACCAACATTGCCACGAAAACAATCTTGGAAAGCACAAATTCCATCCCGATTTCTACATTGGGCCGTTCAGTTCAAGAGATGTTGAAGTCAGGAACGAATCGGTCACATACAAGGGGAGACTGTATCCCAAGCAACCCGTCATTTATGGTCTTAACGTCATCGAAGAATCACTTGGATTCACAGACGAGTTTTAAAAAAAATACCTGTACATAATAGTAATGAGTCGAGGAATTCGAGAATTCGTGGAATCCTCGGGCATCAGAATAGAGACCACAGGTCCTAGGCGTAGTCCATCACTTCAGTGGCCACCACCCAGGAGTGCGCCAAATGTCCAGGTCCCCCGTCAAGTGGAACTTAATCTTTTGAAGAGACAAGAAGTTCCTAATACACTCCAAAAGAATATCGTCAATGACAGACGATACGAAGGTATGTTTAAAGAATTTGAGAATGACCCCCTTGAAAATGAGTTCAGTGATATAAACGAAAATGCATTCAAAAATGCATTGGGTAAAACATCTTTTAACAATACTTCATTAGATTATATTGCCCCTACACGACTTGCAATGAGTAAACTAAATATTGGTATGTTTAATGCCAACGTAAACAGTGGATTCGGTAAAGAACCCCGTATAAACATAAAAAACATATTAGTAAAAAAACCACTCGATAAAACCTTTATCGGTGAAGGTCTTTATATAGACACATTGGACATAAAGGGAATATATGGTCGATTTCAGACGGGTTATTCACATAGTAAAAACTACGGTCCTAAGGGTAAC